GGGGTGCTATTGCAGATGACAACACGGGGGTTGCTTCAGCAACACTTCAGAGATGGTTCTATGACTCAAATGGTACATGGCAAGGTGCCGACACATATAATATTGGTGGTTCATTAGGTGGCTCATATCTTGACTTGAGCGTTCCTACTAACCGCCGTAAACAGGGTTCTGGGGTTACTTGGTATGCCTATTACCGTGTTACCGTTGTAGATAACGCTGGTAATACCGCAACTGCAGATGCTGGTGGTTACCAGACCGCAGCATACGACGTAGTTGCCCCAACTGTGCCTAAGCCCACAGTAACTTCAGGTGGTTCAAGCGATACAATTTCATGGACTGCTGTAACTGATGATAATACTGGCGTTGCTTCAGCTACTCTATACCAAGCCGTTCATAACGTAACTGCTAATACTTATACCAATAAGTATGCATCTGTTTCTATTGGTACTGGCGGGGCTAGCAACACTACTATGTCTATTCCTACTGGAATTCGTAATAGTCCAACAGGTGATCATTACCAAGTTTATTATTGGATTAGTGCAACAGACAATGCTGGAAATACAGTTAATGGTGACGAAAATGGTCAGTACTCTGCATTTGTTAACACGAAACCTCTCGGTACATACGTATTTAATCCTACCAGTGCTAACACACGCAACATTGGTGACACAGCTTGGCTTAACCCAACTACAGAAGGTATGGTTGGTTACTCAACAACCCGTGCATACGGTTGCTGGTTTTATGGGGATAACACAATTAAAAATGCTTGTAAGGGTTGGGACGCCAATAGTGGAACCATCTTTGTTAAACGCCCTGCTTCAACAGATACTAACAGAGGTAATACTGGAACATTCTATTTAATGACTCACAACTTAGGTAGTGCGGGAGCTACTGGAGCTACATTTGGTGGAACAGTACTAGAACAATACCTAAGTGGTGACAGTGGAAATGCATCTAAAGCATTAGACGCTACAGCAATTTCAAGATTACGCTCAGGAGATGGTCAAGGATTTGGTCTACATAGTCACAGTAGCGCACCAGGTTTCCTTCTTGGTCAGCGTGATAACTCAGGACGAATTACACTAGTTTATAATTAAGGAGTAACACAACATGGCAATGGACCCAGATATTGCGGCAAGACTAGCTCGATACGCAAAAGAACGTAGAACAAGAAGGTATCTAGATGATGAACCCCTAGAGGGCACTGGGTGGACTAAAGAACTAGATGAAATGCGTGAACTTGAGTTTGACCCAAATGACGCTCCCGACTATGACTGGGAAAACGACGTTGAAGTAACTGACGACAACTACACCAAAGATGAAGACATACAAAAGAAAGAACAAAAAGAAGAAGAACAGCGCATTCAAAAGCTATGTGAAGAACTAGCAGCAAGAGTAACTACAAAACTAAATGAAGTAACCTCAGTGCCGTTTAGCCAAGAAGAATACAATGGATTAGGTTCAAGCAGTCGTGTAGCAGCGTTTAAATTTGACTTTGGAAAATATAACTGTTCCGATATTAAAAGATTAGATGGATATAAAGAGTTGGTTGAAGCTGGTGATGTGGAGGCTGTACTTAACCTTATTGCAGATGACCAAACACTTGAGGGCATGACTTGGGTAAGATTTCATAAATTTGGAACAGAAGTACTGTATGGACCCATGACTTACTCCGTCTTTAAAGAATTTGAAAATGGTGGAGGCTTAGGAAGTTATGGTAATGCTGTAAGAACTGTGTTAGAACTACACGGTTATACTAAGGGAGCATCCTTAAATCCTGGAGAAGCTTCTGCTAATAGAGAAAAATATGTAGAATACACAGATATACTTTCACAATCAGGAGTTAACCCTGATAACTAGGGATTGAAAGACGTTTAGATGTTTATAATAAGTTTATGTATTTTAATGATAATAATAGGGTCATACTTCCTGTTTAGGAACACACTAAATAAACTGCAGTATTTAGGCCCTATTTATTGGATTACAAGAGATAACACCAGCTTAACAGCCCCTTTTATATCTATCGGTTTTATGCGTCAGATTGCCCCACCTTGGAAAATAGGTAAAGGTATCCAAGTTTCGTACAAAAATTATTCATTTCAAGTAGGATTTTGTCGTAAATCCACCCATACTGATGAAACCTCAGGTATCCTAGGGGCACTAGGTGGAAGATACTTAGATGATGATGCTGATACAATCCGAAAGTGGTAATAATGTTTTTTAGAAAAGCAGACGACCCAATTAAGAAGATCAAAAGAATTGAGCGTTCTGACACTCCAACACTCATTAATTGGATGGATGCTACTATTATGGGGCTAGGTAAATCATTTGATGATTGGCGTTTTAAGGATCTGCCCGAATCAGAAGTAACTCAGCATATAGATATTTTAAAGTCGCTATGGACTGAAATATCAGAACGTATGACAGAAAAGTAGGTAATGAAATGCACAAGCCAAATATGGATAAAGGTAATTTAAACCCTTCACGTAAGGCTATTTTGCGTAGTAACACCAGAGATAACTCATACTTAAATGAGTTAGTAGACCACCTTAACCATTTGGGTTACGACTTTGGATGTGTATCTAGCATTATTTCCAGCACTCCTGATATGTCTACTTACCTTGTAAGTCTTCCTGACCTGTTCTACTTAGTAGATAGAATCAATGAATCACTTGGAATGCCCAAGAAACCTCTTGAAGTACCTGATCAAGGCGTATTGTTTACTGACGATGCTCTATAATTAGAGCATGCAGGAACTACTAGAAGATGGGTCTTCGCCTGAAGATATTCAGGCGGTTGAACTAGATGAAACATCACAAGAATTTATTGACCAGCTTGTTTTAAAGCTTATCCTTTTTACGGAAGAGTTCTGTAACGTAACTTTCTTCCCTTATCAAGTTCCTATTGCTTACCGAGTAATTGAGTCAATAGTTATTGGTGATGGTGAAGAATTGACATTGGTGGCTACTCGACAGTCTGGTAAGTCAGAAGTTCTATCTAATGTCTTAGCATCAATGATGGTCATCCTCCCTAAGCTTTCAAAGGTTTACCCAACCTGGTTAGGTAAGTTTGAAAAAGGGTTTTGGTGTGGTGTTTTTGCCCCGGTTGAAGATCAGGCCGACACTGTATTTAGCCGCATTGTCAACAAACTCACTAGTGAACACGCTATGGATTTCCTTCTTGACCCAGAAATTGATGATAAAGCTACGTCAGGTGGTTCACGAGGTAAAGGTAGAATAATCAGTCTTAAGCACTCTGGTTCACTATGCCGTATGCAGACCTGTAACCCTAAGGCAAAGATTGAGTCTAAGACCTACCACTTTGTGCTTATTGACGAAGCTCAAGAAGCTGATGAGTACATGATTGCAAAGTCAATTAAACCCATGTTGGCGTTCAATAACGGGTCTATTGCACTAACTGGTACGGCTACTCGTAACAAGTCATACTTCTATAAAATGATTCAATTTAATAAACGCAGAGATGTAAATAGTAAGCGTAACCATAGACAGTGCCATTTTGAGTACGACTGGCGAACCGCTGCAAAGTATAACGAAAACTATGCTAAGTTTATAGGTAAAGAGAAGGTAAGAATCGGAGAAGATTCCGACGAATTCCAGATGTCCTACTGTAACAAGTGGGTCCTTGAAAAAGGTATGTTTGTTAGTGATGACCGACTTTCTCGTATGTACGACGTTTCAATGGGACTTGTTAAACAGTGGTGGCGTACACCAGTAGTTGTAGGAATTGACGTAGCTCGTTCAAATGACTCTACTGTTGTTACAGTCTGCTGGGTTGACTGGGATCGCCCTGATGGGTTTGGATTTTACGAGCATAGAATTCTTAATTGGCTAGAAATTAACAATGAAGAATGGGAATCTCAGTATTTTGAAATTATTGATTTCTTAAGAAACTATAATGTATACCGTATTGGTGTGGATTCCCAGGGTGTTGGTGGAGCAGTTGCAGAACGATTACAAATCCTTATGCCAAAGATTGATGTAGTAGCTGTTACTTCTGACGCCAAGACTCAAAATGACCGTTGGGTCCATTTAACTGAGTTAATCCAACGTGATCAACTAGTTATTCCTGGCCACTCTAAGGCACGGCGTACACGAAGTTGGAAGCGTTTTAACCAACAAATGTCTGACCTTGAAAAGGTGTACAGAGGACCATACATGTTGGCTGCTGCACCTGAAGAAAAAGGTGCTTTTGATGACTTCCCAGACAGCCTGGCAATAGCTTGCGCTATGTCAGTATTAGACACAATGCCAATGGTTAGTGTCTCTGATAACCCATTCTTCAGATAATCATGCTAAAACGTGGTAATCTAAATATACAAACTTCCATTCCACTAGGAGGAAAACTATGGCTGTAGGCCCCACCCCCATGTTCCCTGAAAAGCACTCTCCAATGTTTGAGCGTTCAATGGCTGCAAGCATTCCTGGCAACCGCGGACCACTGCGTTTTGAAGAAGGTATTGCAACTGACACTGACGTTCCAAACGACTTTGGTGTAGGCGCTTATGAAGACACCGCTCCGGCTCCTGGTCGTGAAAACCACACCAATCCTGAGATGTTCTTCAAGTATCCTGAAGAGACTATGCGTGAGCGCGCCCACGTTGGTTCTGCTTCTTGGATTGAAGCTCCTCAGCACCTTCAGGAATTTGTTCAGGGCAGCATGGCCGGCGACAGTATGCCGCAATTTGAATTCTCCTATAACACGGGTGGCAAGATGAATCTGCCAAACCCGACCATTGTTTCTGGCTGAGATCTGGTAGAGTAGATGCTCCGTACTTAAGGAGCATCAATGACACCTCATCAACTATATCTACTTTCAAAGTACCTTCAGCGAGTCGTCGCTAGAGGAACAGAAGAAGAACAAGAATTGTATTCATTAATACAATCAGTAACACGCTTGTCAAACTCCTGCAATAATGTGTATACTAAAGAAGGCAAAACAGCCGCATAACAACTGCTGGTATTCCAGTGGGGTAACACAAGGAGTATCACATGTCCGATTCCTCAAGTCTAATTACAGACTTAACGGAGCGACAAGCAAATGCACTTCGTCAAAAGTGCTCGTTCACTCGCATAAAAGAAAGCATGACTCCAGACGAGCATGCTGCAGTAAACAAAGCTGAAGAAGAAATTAAAGTAGATACTGGGAATGGTAGAGCAAAGACTTACTCCTGTTCCTGGTTATCTGAAGTTCTTACAAAAAATGGTTATCCAGTA